CTGGTATGCCTAACAGCATTAAAGACATTCTTCGACATCAGGGGGATAGGTTCTGTGAATTCACTTTCACTCAAATTAAGGAATGTTGTAGAAAGAAGTCAGATTTTGGAGGAATATGATTAGGAATATCTCCGAAGTACCCTTAAAAAAATTGGGACTCCTTTAAATTTGCCCTAGATACAGTATGAGTAAATTCGGACAACCAGCAAATATTCCTGATACAGGTTTTGGTACTGATACTGACTATCCTGAATGTATTCATTATCAGTTAGAATATCAAATATCAGCAGAGCATACTTTTAAGCAATTCTTTTTTTCTCGTCAGGGAGCAGGGGCACCTTGGACCCCAGAGGTGCGAAAAGGGGGAGAAGTTCAAATTTGGGTAAGGCTTAGAAAGCGGATAATCCCGAATCGAGATTGTGGGGAAATTCCCAAGACTCAAACCTCTACAGACGATCCCTGCGAATTTTGTGAGAACTCTTCTATTAAGAGAGCCAGTCATTTTTATATAAAAGATCTGAAGGGGGAAACTCAAAAATGGGATGAGTTAAGTGAGGATTATACTAAACAAGCGTGTACCCCAGATATACCTACAATAGGACCTCCAAAAACACCGATAGTAAGAGCAAATGGACTGTATGGATTTTCCTGTATTAAAGATTGGTTTCAATGTGGTAGGGATAAAAGATTAGAGGATATTATTACTCCTGGTATGGATAAAAAATTAGATTTTGATCAAAGTCCAATTGGAGGCTCCGAAAATGATGAGAGAGAGTATAATATAGTATGTAAACTTTATAAGATGTTCATTGCCGCTAAAAAATCTAAAAATGATTGTGCAGAATGTGAGCTTCTTTGTAAAATTATTAATAATACAATTTTTGGAGATATAGGATCAAAGTCAGGAGGAAAACCCGGCGACTGTGATTATCATGGCGACATTCCACTACTTGGGGATATATATAATGAAACTTGTGAAGTACGGACAGGGTTAGCGTTCGAAAAGTGGTTAGACGAGGAACTGGATAATGATACGGAAGATCCTGGGTATCCTTTTGAGATAGAAGAGTGTCCTGGCTGTCCAGGTTGTGATTGAGGATATTAGAGATCCTGCAACTAATTTAAGACTTGCTATAAAATTAAGGATTAGTGCTGAGTCTTAGTCCTTAAAAAAAATTCGTCGCAAAAACCTTTAAGATATCCTACATATAGGAGAGGATAGGAATAAATAATGGCAAACTCACCAATGATAGATGGAAAAGGTTATATTGATGTAAACTCTGCTTTAAGGCTGAAAGAAGCTGAAGGTAGAGTTGAAGTAGATAAATTACAGGCTGAAGCAGACGCTAGGTTTAGAGAATTACTTATAAAAGAAAGTGCAAAAGAAACTGCTTCTAAGCACCTAGCTAAGTTTGCTGGTTTATACTTATTAATTCTCGTACTCGCCTTCATTGGTAGTATTAAATTCATTCCTTCAGAAAGCATAGCGGTGGTTGCGGGCTTAATAACTCTGGTAGTGACGAGCCTATCCACAATTTTAAAAGGGATAGTAGAGAATGGGACTGGGCAGGATGATGTAAAGGGAGATAAGAAATGAATCCAATATGGGCATTATTTTTCAAGGACAGGTTTAGAACACCATTTTCAGTTTACAGAATGAGTTTAGCAGAGATTGTAGTTTTGCTTGGGCTTGTTGCTGGTGCTGGAATCGGAGTTGCCAAAGGGATTGACTGGATCCTTACTTTAGAGGGTGTATCTTCTAGCGTGTAAAACTCTATATAAGATATGATATTTGGTAATAATACTAAAAGGGGGGCAAGAGATCGTTTTGGAAGGGAGGAGGAAGAAAAGCCTTGTCGTTGTGCAATGGAAGAATCTTTCGTTGTAAAGATTGGTACTGCGGTACGGGTCGCTGGGGGGCCTCTGATAACATGGACTTTTGATTATTTTAGTATAGCAGTTTGCGAGAAGAATGATAGTGAATCGTGGAATGATGTACCTCCCGCCATAGAGGTAACGCCAGCGCAAGTCTTTATATCTTTTAGAAGAAGAAAGTTATGTGGCTTCTGTGAGGAAAATCTTTGCTCAAAAACACAAATAATTTGTAGCGATCACAAAAGTGGTGAAGGGGGCAAAGGGCTCCTCGAAACCAGCATAGGGCAGCAGCGGGCAATAAAAGAGTTACTTTCCAATGCTAAAAATAACCCAAGTAAAGTTATAGAGGGGTTATTAGATTTCGTCACAGACTTTATGAAGTGCGATCCAAACCCTGATTGTGATGAAGTGTCTGAGATGTGTAATGTTGGGTTTAGGAAAATATGAGAAGTATACAAAGAAAGAGGATAAAAATGAATCCAATATGGGCAATATTTTTTAAGGACAGATTTAAAACTCCATTCTCACTTTTTAGAATGAGTTTAGCTGATATTATTTTTTTGTTAGCTGTAACTATAGGGGCAGGAATTGGTATTGCAGAGGGACTTGATAGGCTCCTTGATTTATAAGGTGAAACTCCTGTTCTAAATGGATAAAAAGAATAAGCGATACAACAACAAAGGACCTAGATACTTTGAGAAGTTAGCTATTATGCAAAAGAAACTTAGATGCTTCTTCAGACTAGAATCTAAAAGAAAACACGGAAGGAAACTTAATAATGGAAAGAAATGAAGAAAAACTTAGAGCGCGACTTGCTAGAGCGAAAGGTGGGCACCGTAAGGTTCTCCAAGGTAGGTTAGATGCTATGGTGGCTCAGAGGGGGGTTGTTGAAACTCCCGCTCCTGCCCCAGCACCCAAGAAAAAACCTGCTAAGAAGACTAGCAAGAAGAAATAGACCAACAGCAGAGACGGTGCCCTACGCCTTTCTGCGGTTTGGGACTTCGCACCTACTCTCCATCAGTTTTGGTGGAGAGTTTTGCTTTTTTAATCTTTTATATCTATGGGGAGGACATTATTTGCTATAAATGCCTCCCTATTTTTGTGCCAAGAGTCCCTTCCTACCAATTCTCCTCTGGAGTTGTGTAAAATATGCATATTTAACACCTTATTAGTGAATCCTTTAAGAAAAGCTTGGGAAGTATAGTGAATATCATAAAAATCCCACTCTCCTTCAAAGTATTCTGGCTTTTTTAAGCCTACTTCGTCTAAAACATTGCGTTTTGCTGCTAAAAATAATCCATCAAGCACAACAACATCGCCTGGAGGGCCATATTCGGTTATATATTCCCTGCCTGTTGGGTCTAAGTGGATTACCTCTCCTCTATGCTTCCCATATTGCCACCTAGTCTGATCCCACCACACAGCATCGGAGCCTAACTCCATAGTTCCTGCTGCTCCTACAAACCCAACCTCTGGTTGGGATAAGCCTTCTTTCAATTTAGCTACAAAATTCTCTGGGTTTTCTCGAATTTCAATGTCATCATGACAAAATATAATTATGTCTTCTGGTTTTGGGTTTATTTTTTTAAAAGCACCCTCATAGGCTAAAAATAGAGACTTTGCATTGGAAAGAATGTACACACCAATATTGCGAGTACACAAAAAGGTAACTAATTTATTTGTAGTTGGAGATACATTATTCCTATCTCTAGTACATATAATAGCGTGTATGTTCATATACTATAATATAATAAGCAAATGCGGTTTTTATGGAAAATCAAAGATTATTAGAAGAATTTAAGAGGTGTACTACAGACCCTATTCATTTTATTTCAACCTATATCAAAGTTACACACCCTGTTCGTGGTCTTGTTCCATTTAAACTGTATCCTTTCCAAGAAAGAATCCTTGAAAACTTAGAAGGGAATCGGTTTAACATCCTGAGAAAGTTTAGACAAGCAGGATGTACTACAATCGCAGCCGCATACTCTTTGTGGATGATCATATTTCAGAAGCATAAGCAAGTTGTTATTCTTTCTAAGGGTGATGCAGAATCAACAGAGGTTCTAGACAGAATTAAGCTTATGTATGATGAACTTCCCTCCTTTCTAAAGCCAGGAATTCAGGAAGATAATAAGCATACTCTTAAATTGATGACAGGCTCTACGATTAAATCGCGTCCGTCAGGTAAGCAGTCAGGTCGTTCCTTGGCGGGATCACTCCTCATAGTTGACGAAGCAGCATTTATTGAAAATATTGACACTATTTGGGCTGCTGTGTATCCTATTATCTCAACAGGGGGTCGGGCCTTTATTTTATCTACTGTTAACGGGATTGGCAATTGGTATCACGAAGTTTATCAAAAGGCTTTAACAGGAGATAACTCTTTTAATCCTATTGATATTAGATGGAAAGAACATCCTGAATATAATTATAACGAAAATTATAGCCACCTGTACGACGAAATGGCCGAAAAGGGGTTGGATGTTCATAAGTGGGAAGAAACCACTAAGGCAAATATGCCTATGAAGCAGTGGTTGCAGGAATACGAATGTTCTTTCCTTGGAACAGGAGACACTTACATTGAGGGGGAGATTCTGAAGCAAATCTCTTCCCAAACAAGTGAGGAGTATTTTACTAAGTATAATAATAGAATGCGTGTTTGGCAAGAGCCTAAACCCCATTACACATATCTCATTTCTTGTGATACTTCCTTA